TTCCAGCTCCGACGCCGATTGCGACAGCAGACGATCCCTGACCGTACATGCCTGCGAATGAGCCGACCGCAGTTGCGCAATACCCTTGGTTAATTCTTCCAGAAAATATGCCAACAGCAACAGCTGCCGAGCCCTGCATACTGGCGCCAGAGCATCTGCCAATTGCTACAGCAAAAAAACATTGACCCAGACCGCCGCCGCCGCCAGCATTTTCACCGATGGCTACTGCTCCGCACTGGCTTGCATTTCCAGAGTTTTTGCCAATTGCAACAGAAGCTATGCTTTGTGACATGCCGGCGTTAACTCCAATTGCAACCGACGCATAACCAAATCCACTAGAGCCAGCGTTATACCCAAGCGATGTATTGCAAGATGCGAAGCAGCAAGGGATCGAGCCGTTTGTTCTACCAAATACAATGCCAGCGACTGTGGGTGTTGCAGGAGATCCACCGCCCCCACCGCCAGCGCCTTGAATTACTTCTTTTGTCGTTGCACAGTAGAATAGGCTTTGAAGTCCAGATGTTGAGCATACGGCTCGAATTGGGCTAATGTGCGTTTGGTTTGCCCCTGTTGCGTTAACTTGCGCGCAAGACGATGAGTCTGCGGCAATAACAATTGAATTGGCTGGCTGACAGCATTGTGCAGCCCTTGTGCCTAGGGCAATTGCGCCGCATCCCTGAAAGGCGTTACCGGCGAGACGGCCAATCGCAATGGCGTTGCAACCTTGATTAATAGCAGCCGATGCCATGCCAATTGCAATGGAATTAGAGCCTTGATTGTTTTTACCGGCATTTGCGCCGACAGCAACGGCTAAATCGCCTTGACTGTTAGAGGCAGCTCCTGATCCAATTGCCGTTGAATACGATGCGAAGCTTCCAGCGGTATGACCAAGTGTTGTAATAGATGGTCCGAAACAACAACTCAAGGTCGTGAACGCATATACTTTCCCGGCGACGCTGGGTGAAGCGCACGGAGTAGTTGGTATTGCTTGATACGATGGGGCAACTCCAACGCCGTTCGATGTCAAAGCGTACCCAACCGTTGCTCCGGGGTTTGAGGCAAACGCAGCAATCTCTGCTGGGTATGTCGTAAATACATCTTTTGTGCCGGCAGAAAAGACAACCTTTGCCCCGGCTGCGCTAGATGCTAGCACCGTATTTCTGGCTAGGGTTGTTCCAGACGAAGTGTAAGTTCCTAGGCCGACTTCCCATTCTGTGCCGCCCTGAAGCGCAATGGTGTAATACGTTGTGTTTCCGTTTCCAATAACTGAAAAGTCTTGAAACCCAGAAACTGCAGAGCCCAAGGTAAATGTACCGTTGCCTGTAGTTGTGGACGTAACTTTTACACGGTCTTTAAGAACAAGTGCCATACATTTACCTTATTGGGTTGTTGGGATTGTCTGCCACCCGGCTGGTTGCGAGTCATTGATGACTTCCCATAGTTTTCTTACCGATTCGCTATCTGCGGTATCAACCGCTTCGTTCATATGTGTAATGAACGTATTTCCTTCGTTTGTTAGCGATGCAGCGCCGCTTACGGTGGCAATTGCGTTAGAGTGGAATGTGCTACCGGCCGCGTTATTTACTTCAGACGCTAACACATCAGAGCTAAAGCTTGTGCTAAATACAGAAGGCAACACGTCTGACACATCTACTGCTGACACTCCAATTGCTATGTTACGAACAATCGTATTGGTTGCCAAAGAAGAATCTTCCGCGCTTCCAGACTCAGATAAAGACTCAAAGTAATCTGCCTGAACTTCCAAGTCATTAGCCGTCGATACAGCGCCCTCTTCGATCAGCCCTACGTACGAATTGTTTGCAGCAAGGAACCCAATCGCCGCCGCAGTTTCGCTAACGCTAGTGTCGAAAGCGCTGGCTGAAACGTAGATCGATTCTGTAGACGATGCAGAAATACTTACCGCAGCCGACAGAGTGTTGTTTGTCGTTGAATTCGTCGCCTCAGCGCTAACTCCAACCACTACAAACGCAGTGATTGATGTTACACCGCCAGCTGTTGCTAGCGGTGTTTCTGCGAACGAGGAAAACCCGAACACGATCTAGCTCTTAGGTTGCAGTCAGCGAGAAGGTGTAAACAACATTCAGCGTATCGCCACTTGCTACGTTACGGTCGCCCGGGCTTGTGAAGTTTGCTTCAGAGAACAGAACTCCAGACGTGCCAGATGCTACAGTGCAAAGGAAGGCGCCAGCAACAGTTCCAGTTGCATTGATCGTGAAAGTAGATGGCGATGCAGTATTTGCAATAACCGATGGGTTTGCAGTAGTTGCAGTGCCAAACGTCATTGATTTGCGGTTGCCGCTATAGCCAGTAAACTCTGTCCAAGCGTGCGAAGCCAGCGTATCGCCAGCAGCGTACACAACACCAGCGCCCGGGCCGGTAACTAGACCCATGTAAAAAGCAGCAGTATAAGTGCTTCCTTGGAAATACTTGGTGTTCATGTCTTGCAGGCCGGCGTTTACAACTAGGTTGTGCGCGCTATCTTCCCACTTGAGGTTGCCTTCTTTGTCAAAACATTGGACAGTAAAAACACCGCCACCACCAGCGCCTTCACCGAAGCCACCGTTTTGTTGAGCTGAGCACGAAACTACGTCGTTACCACTAGCTAGGTTAATCATTTGAAACTCCTTTAAGCTATCTGAATTGGGGCCGTAGCCGCGTCTGTTGCTGGAAATTGTATAACAAAGTCGCCAGCGTTTGTTTGTTTGTCCTCGCCAAATTCAAGAACAACAATTGCTGGGTTTGTTACACCGTCTGCTTTGTAAATCAGTGCGCCACGAGCCGTAATGGTCGTAGTGTTCCAAGTTACATCGGAGAAGTTTAAGTACGCAGTCGTGCCAGACGACGTTGGTGTGATGCTAACTGAAAGCTCTTGGCCGCCGGGAGAGTAGCCTGCGCCGCTTGCCTCATTTGCGGTAGAGTACGCCGTAGTTGCCGAACTTAGATTTGCGGCAGACGTGTACAGCGCAATGTAGAAGTGCTGGCTAGTGCCAGAGCCAAAATCGAACTGCCCGTTAAGCAGTCCAACCTTGAAAGAAGTGCACATTGCTTGAGTAATCATTACGATACCTTGTCTCGAACTTGGCCGTCACGGTAAGCGTCCATGCGCTGTTTGCCATCGCCAAGCTGTTTAAGCAGAGCCATCGACTGAACATAAAGTTTGTCGTAGTTCTGGATAATGTCAGTTTCTGCCTTCATGAATCGTGCCGCTTCAACCAAGCATCCATTGAGCAAAGCAGTATCGAAGTTGTCGCCAAGCCAAGATGTGCCGGTATCGACAATAGATTCAGGCAGGTAGAAGTAATGCAGCTCAACGTTGTAGGCTGAATCAGGGGTAGGCCCAAGAATGAACGATAACTCATTGGTAATGTCCGCTGGCAATGTATCAGTCGTTGTTGGGCCAAATATGGCGTAGTACCTTGGCAACGCGGTTGTGTTTGGATTCGGATATGCTTCGCGGATCCAGTTTACATCCTTGTTAAGAAGGTACAGGTAGTCTCCGTTTGGCTTAATAACAGCCAAAGAGTACGCAGAAAGAAAGACTGCTGGGCCCGACAGATACTTGTTACCAGAAGTCAGAACGCCTGTCACATTCTTGCGAAGCGACGATAGTTGTACCGTATTGTAGATCAACTGTTCCGTACGGCGGATCATCGAGTCGATATCTACGGTGTCGTAGGTATTCTCGGTAATATCCTGAATCTGAGTAACAAGTTCTGCGTAGTTCATAACTACCTCTTATGCCATTGGGCCGCGAGCCATCTTGCCTTTTGTCTGAGCCTTGCCGCCGCGTACAACAATGCCGGTAGTCTTTGTCTCAGGGTAGTTGCCCTTGCTGATGCCGCCTACAGAAATGTTGGCCTCGTTTAAGCAGTTACCTTTTTCGGTAACGGAGCCTTCAGCGCCTTCAACATAGCGACCGGCGTAAGCCGACGCTGGTTTGTTATTGACAGCCATGATTAGCCTTTCTGATTTTGTGCGCGGGCAAGGTTGCGGCCAACAGCGCGCATTTCTTTGCCGGTTGGAGTCTTAGCACCTTTGCCTTTGCCGCCAGTCTGAACGCCAACGGTTGGGCCGCTGTCGCCTAGATTCTTACCCTTGGTCTTGCCTTGTTTTGTTACGCCATCGGCGCCGCTTTTGTAACCCATGATGAACTCCTTAAGTTGTTACTACTATAACACTACCAACAAACCCTGTTGCTGTCAGTGCCCCTGCGGGAATAATTTGTGCCCGACTCTGTGGATAACCCGTAAAGTCTGGACGTGGATTGCGAATAGCTTGAGGATCATCTACCGGGAACATGCCCAACAGCAATTGCGGCTGATCTGGTTCCCAGCACTCAGGGCATACCAAGATGTTAACATTCTTGGTCTTGATAATAAGCTCTTTCAGCTCCTTCCGCTTATAACGGAAACCGCAACGATCACACTCGGAAATCGCGCGGCGGTCAGAAGCAAACCTATTTCCCATGATTACACCGGGCGGTAGAACCTAGGGACAAATCGAATCGCGGCTTTTTCTCTATCCTCGCCAGCGCATAGGTCAAACTGTTCGTCGTATACAGACTTCAACATCTGTAAGCGTTCAGCCAACTCAGGAACCTTCATGGCGATGTAATAGGCCAGACCAGCGGTAACTGCTGGCAGGAAACGGAAGTTCATATCGGCAGTTTCAGCACCAGAACCAGCATCCTGTACGCGACGCATACGGAAGTAAGTGAACGTGTAGTATGGGTTTGTAAGCGTGCCTTGATCAGGAACGGGCCATACAACAACAGCTGGTAGTTGGGCCCAAGAGACTGCTGCCCCATCTGAGTGGGAAGCCGCCGTGGTGTTTGCTTGGCCACGGAAGCAGTTGTTTAGCGTGCCGCCAACGTCGCCAACGTTCTGCACGATGTAGCTATAGTTGATGATCTCAGAGCCAATCTGAACAAATCCGTAAGCCGGCAGGCCGGTTACGTCAGTCAGCGTAATAGTTGTTGCGGTGGCGTTGATGTCCCCATCTAGCAATCCAGCGGTAGGGTTGGTTTGGCCAGACATACGCTGCACCATAACTTGAATTGGCCTAGCCTGCGTGATCTTGTTAGGGATCGTGGCGTAGGTGGACATGCTGATACGAGTGATGTTCAGATCAGATTGCGTGGAGTAATTATTTGCTCCAGTGCGGATCTGCTGCTCCATCAGGTCAATCGTATCTACAGGCAGAGGGTAGCAGAATTGACCTTGAACCATGCTAAAGCTGCCCGGTTCAATCGTCCACATGTTAATGCCACGATTCTGCCACTCAATCGTCATCAGGTTCATGGAACGACGAGCTGTGCGCAAGTCGTAACCAGAACGCATCTCACGCCCGGCACGCTCCCATGCTTCTTCAGCGATTTCCGTGAAATCAAGATCGAATGAGGTTGTGCCGGTTGTTGTCATTTACAGTTCCACCGTTTTAGTGATGCAGCCTTACGAGTTGGATTGCCTTTCTCGTCTTTCATCGGGCCGGGCATACCACTCATGCGGGCGCAGAATGACTTCTTGCGCGGGCCGCCTTGTGGCTGCGGAGCTTTCAGATTTGAACCCGTTTCGCGGTTGTACTTGGCTCGGCCTTTGGCAGTTAGCCCAGCGCCTTGCGACACTGGAAGCTTTTCGCCACGACCAACAGACAATTTTACGCCACCACCCTTAGCAAATTCAGTGAAGTCCGTGTTGTCACGGCGCTTCTTAGTCTTTGCCTTGGGCATTTTTGATGGGTTCATTGCACCCATACCACGGGAACTCATCATGATTTA